AGTATAGGCAAATGGAAACTTCCACAGCCAACAGACATTAAAGAAGAAAACGAATGGGTGCAGATACCACGTATTGCAAGGACTGTTCCTTTTGGTTATAAACAAAATGATGAAGACCCCGACATTCTTGACCCAATACCAACAGAACTTGATTTGCTTGAAAAAGCAAGACAACACGTAAATCAGTATTCATATCGTGAAGTAGCTAATTGGTTAAGCGCAAATACTGGTAGATATATTTCACATGTAGGTTTAAGAAAACGGTTAAGTAATGAGCGACAGCGTAAGAACCAAGCTAGAAGCCTCCGCAAATGGGCAGAATATGCGCAAACGGCAATTGCCAAAGCGCAAGAAATCGAAGAAGCAAGAACAGGCGCAAAAGCCAACGGTTGAAGTAAAAGAAACTGTACCACATGAATTAGAGACAGTATCTATTGACGAAACTGCCAATGTTCTATTCAAGCCAAATACAGGACCTCAAACAGATTTTCTAGCTGCTAGTGAACGTGAAGTTTTGTATGGTGGTTCAGCAGGTGGTGGTAAGTCTTATGCCATGCTTGCTGACCCATTACGTTACATGGGGCATCCACAGTTTAGTGGACTACTGTTGAGACATACAACGGAAGAACTGCGAGAGCTTATCTTTAAGTCGCAGGAACTATATCCGAAAATCTGGCCGGGTATTAAGTGGTCAGAAAGAAAGATGCAGTGGACTGCGCCATCTGGAGCGAGGTTGTGGATGTCATACCTCGACAGAGATGAAGATGTCCTGCGCTATCAGGGTCTGGCATTTAGCTGGATAGGCTTTGACGAACTGACACAATGGGCAAGCCCATACGCATGGAACTACATGCGAAGTCGTCTACGGTCTACTGCACCAGATTTGCCTATTTTTATGAGGGCAACAACAAACCCCGGAGGACGGGGACATCATTGGGTCAAGAAAATGTTTATTGATCCATCACCCTATAATAAAGCCTTTGAAGCAACAGATATAGAAACTGGAGAAGTATTACGCTATCCAGCAGGACATCAAAAAGCTGGTAAGCCTCTTTTTAAAAGGAGATTTATTCCTGCACGTTTATCTGATAACCCATATCTGTCTCAAGCAGGTGACTATGAAGCAATGCTTCTTTCTTTGCCAGAACAGCAACGAAGACAGCTGTTAGAAGGTGATTGGGATATTAAAGAGGGTGCGGCTTTTACAGAGTTTAATCGTGATATTCACGTTATTGATCCTTTCTCCATTCCTAGCAATTGGGTTAAGTTTCGTGCTTGCGATTATGGCTACGGCAGCTACTCTGGCGTTCTTTGGTTTGCTGTTGCTCCTTCTGAACAGCTTATCGTATATCGTGAGCATTACGTTTCAAAAGTATTGGCGACAGACTTGGCAGAACAAGTACTTGACTTGGAAGCTGGAGATGGCAACATTAAGTATGGTGTTCTTGACAGTTCTCTTTGGCATAAGCGTGGGGATACTGGTCCTAGCCTTGCTGAACAAATGATTAGTAGAGGATGCCGTTGGCGACCATCAGATAGAAGTAAGGGTAGTCGTGTAGCGGGTAAAAACGAAATACACCGCAGACTACAAATAGATGAATACACAGAGGAACCTAGAATTGTTTTCTTTAATACTTGCACAAACATCGTTGCCCAACTTCCCTCCATACCATTGGACAAGAAAAATCCCGAAGACGTGGACACAAAGAGTGAAGACCACTTGTATGACGCTTTGCGGTATGGTATAATGTCTAGACCTCGCTTTAGTATTTTTGATTATGATCCAATGGGAAGACCAAGCGGTGGTATGCAAGTAGCAGACGCTACATTTGGATATTAAGGAAATAACATGGCTGATGATGAAATTATGATTGAGGATGATGCGATTGCATTGGAAGATACGGAAGATACCGCTATCGAAGATGCAGACGTAAGTAATATTATTCCGTATATTCTGGAACGGTATAATCGTGCCGAAGACTATCGTTATCAAGACGAAGAGCGTTGGCTAAAAGCCTATCGTAATTATCGTGGTTTATATGGTCCTGATGTACAATTTACTGAAACTGAAAAGTCTCGCGTATTTATCAAAGTCACTAAAACAAAAACCCTTGCAGCGTATGGTCAAATTGTAGATGTGTTGTTTGCCAGCAATCGTTTTCCTTTGTCGGTTGAGCCAACAGAATTACCAGAAGGCGTTGTAGAAGACGTACACTTTGATCCTAAAGAGCCAGAACAATTACGTGGCGAAACTATGCTTTCTAGTCCTTATGGTTATAAAGGCGATGGAAATGATTTTGAGCCGGGTGCAACTGCAAAAACATTAGCAGAAAAACTGGGACCACTGACTAGTAAACTTGAAGGAGTACAAAGTCAGTTAAAAGAAGGGCCTGGAAAAACTCCTACCGCTATTGAATTTAGCCCAGCTATGGTTGCCGCTAAAAAGATGCAAAAGAAAATTCACGACCAGCTTGAAGAATCAGGTGCAAATAAACACCTTCGGAATGCCGCATTTGAAATGGCCTTGTTTGGTACTGGCGTTATGAAAGGGCCATTTGCTGTTGATAAAGAATATCCTAATTGGGGTGACAACGGAGATTATGATCCTCTGTTTAAAACCGTACCTCAAGTAAATCACGTATCTGTGTGGAACTTCTACCCTGATCCAGATGCAAATAACATGGACGAAGCACAGTTTGCAATTGAGCGTCATAAAATGTCTCGCTCGCAATTACGTCAACTAAAAAAACGTCCATACTTCCGTTCCAATGTTATTGATGAAGTTATTAAATTTGGTGAAAATTATATTAAAAAGTATTGGGAAGATGACTTGTCTGACTATGCACCAGAGCATGGCATTGATCGTTTTGAAGTACTTGAGTATTGGGGTACGGTTGATACCGCAATGTTGGATGAACAAAATGTAGATATTCCAAAAGAATTGCAAGGTTTTGATGAACTACAGGCGAATGTTTGGATTTGTAATAATAGACTTATTCGTATGGTTCTTAATCCATTTAAGCCTGCTAAAATTCCTTACATGGCTTCCCCGTATGAACTCAATCCATACTCATTCTTTGGTGTTGGTATTGCAGAAAACATGGACGATACGCAAACACTAATGAATGGCTTTATGCGTATGGCTGTTGATAACGCTGTACTGTCAGGCAATTTGATTGTAGAGGTAGACGAAACAAACCTAGTGCCGGGTCAAGACTTGTCACTGTATCCGGGCAAAGTATTCCGTAGACAGGGCGGCGCACCGGGTCAAGCTATCTTTGGTACAAAGTATCCAAACGTATCATCAGAGAATATGATGTTGTTTGATAAAGCACGTCAACTTGCAGATGAAAGCACAGGTTTGCCATCATTCTCTCACGGACAAACAGGTGTTAGTGGCGTAGGTCGTACCGCTAGTGGTATATCAATGCTAATGAACGCTGCAAGTGGTAGCGTTAAAACAGTTATTAAAAATGTAGACGATTATTTGCTTCGACCATTAGGTGAAGGCTTCTTTCGTTTTAATATGCAGTTTGATTTCGATCCTGCAATTAAAGGTGATTTAGAAGTTAAAGCAAGAGGCACAGAAAGTCTTATGGCAAATGAAGTGCGTAGCCAGCGTTTAATGCAGTTCTTGGGAATTGCAAGCAATCCTGCACTTGCACCTTTTGCTAAATTTCAATACGTTATTCGTGAGATTGCAAAGTCTCTCGACCTTGACCCCGACAAAGTAACCAACAACATGAGTGAAGCCGCACTGCAAGCAGAACTAATGAAGCAGTTCCAAGCACCTACACCAGAGCAACAGATGCCAATGGCAGGTGTAAATGCTATGGACCCAACAGGCGCAGGTGGCGGCAATATTGGAACAGGTCAAGCACCAGTTCCGGGTGAACAAGGATTTAGTGGAAATGCACAAGGAAATATTCAGCAAGCTGAAACCGCTGGTCAGCAGCAACCGCCAATGGGACCACTTCAGTAATTATCTGGATATTCTTATTGAGCAACAACAAAAAATACTAGAACAATCAGATTCTATGGTATCTGTACACAAAGCACAAGGTGCTATTGAGGCATTGCGCAAGATTAAGCGTTTGCGTGAGGATGTAAATAAAGCTGAAGGATAAAGCTATGGCTCTTGAAAAACAAATGGAACTTTTTGAAGAAGGTGGTCTTATGCAAGAAGGCGGCACAACAGACCCAGTATCAGGGAATGATGTACCTGTAGGCTCTACTAAAGAAGAAGTTCGTGACGATATTCCTGCGCAGTTAAGCGAAGGTGAGTTTGTTATGCCAGCTGATGTTGTGCGTTATCATGGGCTTGATAAAATGATGGCTCTTCGGCAAGAAGCCAAAATGGGTCTTAAAAAAATGGAGCAAATGGGAATGATGGGCAATTCAGATGAAGCTACTATTCCCGATGATATTCCATTTGAAATTGATGACATTGAAATGGAAGATGATGTCCAAGAGTTTGCTGTTGGTGGTATGCCACAACCTTACGGCATGACACAAACTAACTATACAGGTATTCAAGGCTATCAGCCGTCAATGTTCCAAAATCTTCCTACCACTGGCCCTGCAATGCCTCCTCCTCCACCTACTCCTCCAGCACCACCAAAAGCACCTACACAGGCTTATACGCCCACTATGCAAGTACCCGATACATTGCCTACTTTTGGCGAGATGGTAATACCTACTTATGTAACTTATGTAAATGAAATGGGTTATGAATTACAGATTCCAGTAGATAAAGATGGCAATCCACTCATTCCTGTTCCTGCTGGTTATAAAAAGAAAACAGCCGCTGATGAAACAGTTACTACACCAGAAACAACGCCGCCTCCTACAACAGTAACAGACACAGATAGAGGTAATGACAAATCTCCACAAGAACTTGCTGAAGAAGCTGCAAGGCGGGAGCAAGTAAATGCGCGTAAAGCTGCGGCGAAAGAACTTGGGTACACTAAACAACAAAGTATAGGTGAAGCACTATTAAGCCTCACACCGATTGGGTTTATGATTGGTGATCCAGAAGTTGGTACAGTTATGGCTGATGGCACAATTGCTGATGGTCAAGGAAATAGCTTTGATCCAATCACAGGTAAACAAGTAGGTTATTCAGGCGGTATTATTGGTAATATTGCAGGAGGTTTAGGTTTACGTGATACAGAAGCTGAAAAGTTTGGTCTTCCAGAAGGTTCACCTATTCCTGAATCAAGTCTTGCTGGTCTTAAATCACAAATGGGTGAAACGGGTATTCAAGCCGCACTTGCTGGTACAGATGCAGCATCAGTAGCCAAAAGTGTAGAAGCGGGTTATCAATCACCAATTAGTAATGAAATGATTGATGCGGCAGTTAAAGCTGGTCTTGGTACACGTGCTGAAATTGAAGCTAACATCGAAGCTACAAGGCCGGGTACAGCACGTGTTGCAACTACCCTTGGTCAGACTTCTGTAACAGATGGGGCTAAAGCTGCACCTGCTACTGTATCACAAGCGGCAGCAAAAGCTCCAATGAGTCAAGGTGTTTCTGATGCTATGAAAGACCTTGAAAATACTATTTCTCAAGGAAAACTTGCAGGAAGGCAATTAGATAACTTTTTAAATGATGTAATTGCACAAAGAGCAGGCACTACGGTAGGTTTGGGAAGCAATGTAGAATTGTCATACACACCTGAAGCAACAGAAAGTGTTGCTGCAGATTATCAAATTGCAGCCGAAAAAATAAAAAGTAGACAATCCGCTTTAGATACAGTTAGAACAAATACTCAAAGAGCAACAGCTGGAATACCAACTGATGAACTTACATTTAGAGATATTGAACGGACTGTAGCGGCTGAAAAAGCAACACAAGCAAGAACACTAGCTGAAGAATCTCGTATGCAACAGGGTCAACTTGGTGCAAAAACAACAGCACAAGCGCAAGCAGAAGCAGGTAGAGCAAGAGAAACTAGGGGACAAACGCGTACAGAATCTTTTGAAGCACGTCAAGATTATAATGATAATGTATCTTCCTATGAAAGCCGTGGTTACAGTTCTTCTGCGGCACGTGAAGCAGGTGCTAATAAAACACGTGCTGATGATCAAGCAAAAGCTCAAACAGGAGATTACAGTGGGCGTACTTCTGCAGTTACAGACAGTAGTGGTAATGCAGTAAAAAGTGGCAGTGGTTCTGTAGTTACAAATACTGCTCCATCAGATGATTCTAGTGATTCTTCATCTGACGATGGTTGTTGTTTTATAATGCTAGAAGCAAGATATGGTGATGGAACTATGGATGAAGTTGTGCGCCGTTATCGTGATGAATACATGACAGATAAAAATAAACGTGGATACTATAAACTTGCAGAAGTATTTGTACCTTTAATGCGTAAATATCCCATATTTAAATGGTTGGTAACTAAAACATTTGCAGACCCACTTGTATCATACGGTAAATATTATTATGGACAAAATAAACATGGCGTGTTATACTACCCAGTAAAAGCATTTTGGATGAAAGTATTTGATGTGCTAGGTACAGAAACAGAGTTTGTCAGAGAAAATGGAGAAGTCGTATAATGGCTGAAACAGTAGAAGAACTTAAACAAGAAATTGTTGACCGATATGTTGCTTTGTCTGCTGATGAAAAAGACGTTATTGGTAGTATGGTAGGCACACAAGAAATGCGTGTTCTTGGTAAAGTATTAGGACCAGAACTACGTGGCATTGCAAACTTTAAGGATTTAAAGGTTGTAGGCAAACCAAAGAAGCGTGGTTTAGCTACACGATAAATAGCTAATATCTGGCTACCCATCCCCCCGACATGGCTACGGTGGCCCCAGAAGGAGAAAACAAAATGGCAGAAGCTGCTACAATTATGGCTGAAGAAATGCAGCCACAAACAAAAAAAGCATTTGTGAGTAAACCATACTCACGTGAAGAAAAACTCAAAAAAGAAGAAGAAGAGCTTGAACAGCTTTTAAAGCAACAGCGAGGTGAGGTAGATGAAGCTGAACCACAAGAAGCTGATGCAGAAGATAATGAAGAGCCAGCAAACGCAGAAGAGAAAACTTTTAAAAAGCGTTACTCTGATTTGCGCAGGCATCAACAAAAACAGTCTGAAGAGTTTAAGCAACAGCTTGCTGAACTTCGACAGCAACTAGATGCCGCAACAAAAAAAGAAATGAAACTGCCAAAGTCAGATGAAGACATTGAAGACTGGGCAAATAAATATCCAGATGTAGCAGCAATCATTGAAACAATTGCCAGTAAAAAGGCAAGGGAACAGGCTTCTTCACTAGAAGAACGCATGAAGATGATTGATGATATGCAATTATCTGCCGCAAAAGAAAAAGCTGAAGCAGAACTTATGCGGTTGCATCCTGATTTTGACGACATTCGTGACAGCGATGATTTTCACGAATGGGCTGATGAACAGCCTAAATGGGTTCAGGAAGCACTGTACGAAAATGATAATGACGCTCGTTCTGCTGCTAGAGCAATTGATCTCTACAAAGCAGATAGAGGCATCAGTACAGACAAAAGAAAAACAAAAGCATCTAAAGGTGCGGCAGAAGCTGTATCCACTAAAGATGCAAGGAGTAAACCCCAAACAGATGAAGCATCTACTTATCTGAAAGAATCAGATGTACAGAAAATGTCTCCTCAACAATATGAGAAGCGTTCTGATGAAATTATGGATGCAATTCGCTCTGGTAAGTTTATTTATGACATTTCTGGCTCTGCCAGATAAAAAGTTGTTGACAAGTTTATATTTATTAGTATAACTATAGTCAATAAAGGTGTAAGTGGGTTCGCTACCTGCTTACACTAATCCTGCAAACAGCACAGTCTTACGGATTACCTGAAGAACATGGCCCGTTGAATAGTAGGGCGGCCACCTTACTAAAATACGCACCCATAGTGAATCAGCCTCCTGATTAGTCTCGTGAGTTTGCATCTGTGAAACGCTATAAATTAGGAGAAAATATCATGGCTTTTACTACTGCAGCCGGGTATGGTAATCTTCCTAACGGTAATTTTTCACCCGTCATTTACAGCAAACAGGTGCAGCTTGCTTTCCGCAAGTCTGCTGTTTCTGAAGCAATTTCAAACTCCGATTACTTCGGTGAGATTGCCAACATGGGTGATTCCGTTAAGATTATCAAGGAACCCGAAATCACAGTTAAGGCTTACGCACGTGGTACAACAATCACGCCGCAAGACCTTGATGACGAAGACTTCAGCCTGACCATTGACAAAGCTAACTACTTTGCATTCAAGGTTGATGACATTGAAGAGGCACATTCACACGTTAACTTCCAGTCTCTGGCAAGTGACCGTGCGGCTTACCGCCTCGCTGACCAGTTTGACCAAGACGTTCTTGGCTACTTGTCAGGTTACACACAGTCTGCACTTCATGCAAATGCTGATACAGCTAACACTACCGTTAACGGTACAAAAGCTGTTTCAACTGCAGGTTCAGACGAACTGCTCGCCAGCATGAAGCTGGACGCAACTGACTTTGCTGGCACAGGTGTTGCTGGTCAGTCAATTTCAATCCTGCCACGTACAGGTGCTGGCGCACTTCCAACTGGTAACGGTGAAGCAAACCCACTTCAAGTGATTGCTCGTATGTCTCGTCTGCTCGACCAGCAGAATGTTGACACCCAAGGCCGTTGGCTAGTAGTTGACCCAGTATTTATCGAAATCCTGAAAGATGAAGATTCACGTCTTCTGGATGCAGATTTCGGTGGTTCAGGTCTTCAGAATGGTCTGGTTGTAAACAACTTGCACGGCTTCCGTGTATACGTTTCAAACAACCTGCCAAAAATCGGTACTGGTCCTGCTACAACTGGCGGCATGAACGCTTCAAACTTTGGCGTGATGGTTGCTGGTCATGATTCAGCTGTTGCAACTGCAGAGCAAATCAACAAGACCGAAACCTACCGTGACCCTGACAGCTTTGCTGACATTGTTCGTGGTATGCATTTGTATGGTCGCAAGATTCTTCGTCCTGAAGGTCTTGTTAACGCCATCTACAACT